AACTCAGCGTTTTGCTAACCGCATTCAGTCTGCGCTGTTCCCGCCCTACCGCTCGTGGTGCAACTTAACGCCAGGCACGCGAATCCCAGACGATCGCAAAGACGAGATTCGTGAAGCCCTAGAGGTTTATACCGATCAAATGTTTGACGTCATTCGTCAGACTAACTTTGACTTGGCAATGTCAGAGTTTTTGCTGGACTTGTGCGTTGGAACAGCCGTCATGCTTATCCAGCCTGGCGACGACGAATCGCCTGTGCGCTTTGTGCCGGTGCCTCAGTATCTGGTGTCGCTTGAAGAAGGGCCGCACGGCACAGTCGATAACGTCTACCGCAAGATGCGCATTCGGTGTGAGGCCATTCAGCGCCAGTGGCCAGACGCCAAAATTCCTGAAAAGCTACAGCAGATTATTGACCGCAGCCCCGACGAAGAAGTCGAGCTAACCGAGGCAACGGTCTACAACATTTCAGAAGAAATTTATTGCTACCACCTAATCTGGTCTAAAGACGAGATGGCAGACGAGCTGGTGTACCGCACTATGGAAGTCTCGCCTTGGGTTGTGGCGCGTTTTATGAAAGTGCCGGGCGAGGTTTATGGCCGTGGCCCGTTGGTTACTGCGCTGCCTGACATTAAGACGCTGAACAAAGTCAAAGAGCTGGTGCTAAAGAATGCCTCTATCGCTGTGTCTGGTGTGTACACCGCAGCCGATGACGGTGTTCTCAACCCGCAGTCAATTCGTATTGTGCCTGGCGCCATCATTCCTGTAGCACGCAACGGCGGCCCGCAGGGTGAATCGCTACGCCCACTGCAATCAGCGTCAGACTTTAACACTTCGCAGCTAGTTATTAACGACTTGGTAGGTTCTGTTAAACGGATGCTGTTTGATGACTCGCTGCCGCCTGACAACATGTCGGCTCGATCAGCGACCGAGATTGTGCAGCGCATGAAAGAGCTGTCGCAAAACTTAGGCTCTGCCTATGGCCGAATGATTACCGAAGTGCTAACGCCTATTGTTCGGCGCGTTTTGTACGTTATGAACGAGCAAAACCTTATTGACCTGCCGCTGAGCGTAGACGGCATGGAAGTAAAGATTGCTCCAACATCGCCGCTAGCACAGGCTCAAAACCTAGACGATCTTGAGAAGGTTTTGCAGTTTGGGCAAGTTGCTGCGCAGTTCGGCCAGGTTGGACAGATGGCGATTAACCAAGAGGAAATGATTAACTACATTGCTGTGAAGATGGGCGTGCCTCAATCACTACTGACAACTGCGGAAGAAAAAGAGCAGATGATTCAGGAAATGAGAGAGCAGCAACAGGCAATGCAATCAATGCAACAAGGTAACGAGCAAGCAGGGGGCTAGCAATGGAAGGTTGGGAATCTTTGCGTCCGGCTGACAATGAGCAGCTAACGCAAAACAAAGTAGCGCATGACGAATTAGACTTAATGTTTGTTCGTTGTTTCTCCACGGAAGCCGGGGCTGAGGTCTTGGACTATCTTAAATCAATGACGCTAGATCAGCCGTCTTGGTATCCGGGTGAAGACCCATCCCATGGGTTTGCACGCGAAGGCCAAAACAGCATTGTGCGCGAGATCACACGTCGTATAGAAAGAGGTCGTAACCAATGATTGATGAAGAAAACAATGAAGCAACTACCGAAGAAAGCTCGGAAGTTGAAACGAAAGAATCTACTGGACTTTTGTCGCCAGATTTAAATGGCGATCAGGAAGAAACTACAGAAGACCCGATTAACCATTTAGCCCAGACCGAAGAAAAGCCGGTTGAAGACGACAAGATTGAATGGGGCGATCGGCCTGAGTGGATGCCAGAGCAGTTTTGGGACGAAGAAAACGGCCCTGACTTAGAAAACTTGGCTAAGTCATATCAGGAGCTGCGCTCAAAAATGTCGTCTGGAAAGCATAAAGCGCCAGCAGATGGTAAGTATGACATTTCTAATCTGGCCGACCACGGCGTTACAGAAGACGACGAGCTTTTGGGTGAGTTTAAAGGCTTTGCGAAAGAAAACGGATTGAGCCAAGACCAATTCGATCAAATTACGCAAATGTATATGAACCATGTTGGCGAGCTTATGGATAAGACTGAAGCTGACAAAGAAGCTGAAATGCACAAACTTGGACGCAACAGCGAAAAAGTAATTAACGGTCTTAACCAGTGGCTAACCAAACTTGGAAACTCAGGTGCGTTATCCCACGAAGAAGTTGATGCGATTGCATCAAAAGCAGACAACGCTAACTTTATTGTTGCGTTAAATAAGATTCGCCAGTCGTATGGCGAACAGGCCATTCCTGACACTGCAATTCAAGAAGGCGCAGGTGAAACCCGAGCCGATCTTGATGCAATGGTTGGTGACCCTCGGTACGGAAAAGACATGGCTTACACGCAAAAAGTTGAGCGTAAGTTTATGGAACATTTCGGAGAGGCTTAACAAAAGGGGCTTCGGCCCCTTTTTCTTTTCTAAAAATCTGTTATATTCGTGTTAACCGATAACTCACATTCGTGAGCCGGCGACCTGATTACAACGGCCCGCACTGGACAACCGTCACAGGTTTTACCCTTAATTAGTAAACTTGGAGAAAGTACAATGGCAGTACAGATTTCAAATGCCTTTGTTACCCTCTTCGACTCAGAGGTAAAACAGGCGTACCAGGGACAGCGTCTCCTGGCCGGTGTTACCCGCGAGCGAACTGGGGTCGAAGGCTCAACCGTCCGCTTCCCGAAGATTGGTAAAGGTTCCGCTACTTTGCGCGTGCCTCAGACCGACGTTACTCCGCTGAACGTTTCCTACTCGCAGGTTACTGCGACGATGGAAGACTACATCGCAGCCGAGTATTCGGATATTTTCAACCAGCAGAAGGTCAACTTTAACGAGCGCCAAGAGCTTGTTCAGGTTGTCTCAGGCGCCATCGCACGTCGTATGGATCAGGTCTGCTTGGACGCGCTCGACGCATCCGGCACGACTGCTACGGTCAGCAACGACATCGGCGGCACCGACAGCAACCTCAACATTGAGAAGCTGCGCGAGACCAAAAACCTCCTCGACACAAACAACGTGCCGATGGAAGGTCGTAACCTGCTGCTACACGCAAACAGCTTGCAGTCGTTGCTTGGTGAGACCGAAGTTACTTCGGCTGACTTCAACACCGTCCGCGCGCTGGTTACTGGTGAGATCAACACGTTCATGGGCTTCCGTTTCATCACCTTTGGTGATCGTGACGAGGGCGGCCTTCCGGTTGATGGCTCAAGCGATCGCACGCTCTATGCGTTCCATCGTGACGCCGTTGGCCTTGGCATCGGCATGAACCAGACCTCCCGCGTTGATTACATTGCTGAGAAGACTTCCTTCTTGGTGGCGTCAATGTTCTCGGCTGGTGCTGTTGCGATTGACGATGAAGGCATCGTTAAAATCACTTGCCGCGAATCGTAAGGAGTAATGAACGATGGCTTTTAGTACAGACGGATGGGCAAACATTGGTGCATCTAAGCGTGGTAACGCCCCGGCGCTCTACACTTATGCAACGACCGATGCTATTGCTGACGTAAATACCGCTGGGTACTTCAACAGCCTGGCCGACACGCTTGAGGTTAACGACCTAATCTTCGTTGCCCATTCAGGTGGTGTTGCGCTGGTGTATGTTGCAAGCAATGCCAGTGGCGTTGTTGACGTGACTGACGGCTTGACCGTCACCGCTACCGACAGCGACTAAACGAATCGGCCCCCTTCGGGGGGCCAATTCTCTGAGGTGAATCATGGCTTCTGGCGACACTAAGCTATCCATTTGTTCGGATGCACTAATTCTACTAGGGGCTTCGCCTCTTTCGTCGTTTTCAGAAGGCACTGATGCAGCGCAGATTTGCGACCGCATTTACGATGATCTAAAAGATTCTATTATCTCGGCCTACCCTTGGTCGTGGTCGATCAAAAAAGTCCAACTCGCTCGGCTAACAGAGACGCCTGTGAGCGAATGGAAATATCTATACCAGTTGCCCGGCGACACCCTTGCAGGTGTTAAGGCCGTGTTTAACTCAAGCAACCCAGGCATTCGCCCTATCTCTCACGGATGGGAGATTATTGGCTCGCAGCTACAGACGAGCGAGGAAGAGATTTGGGTTGACTACCAGTTTTCGCCTAACGAGGCTTTACTGCCTACATACTTTGTGCAGCTGCTCAAGTACGCCATGTCAGCAGAGATTGCTGAGGCAGTTACCGATCAGCTAACTAAGGCGCAGTATTTCGAGCAGAAGGCTTACGGAACCCCAAGCGAAAACCGTCGCGGTGGCTACATGCGGGTGGCCATGAATATTGACGGTGGCAGCAAACACGCTGAGCGCATCGAGGACTTCCCGCTGATTGCGGTGCGCGGATGAGCCGCATAATCCGTGTGCAGACCAACTTTACTTCAGGTGAGCTTGACCCTAAGCTGCGCGCGCGGATTGA